ACTAAAGTTTGTTCCTATTGAAACATCAATTGCTGGGAATGACGTAAGGCCTGTGCAATTAAGCCACGCATTTGAAAAAGATAAACCAGCACCGGTATCCACTAGTGGGAACGATGTAAGACTTGAACAATTAAACCAGGTATTGCTAAAATTTGTAACAAGCGATGCATCTACAAATGGGAATACTGTAAGGTCCGAACAATTAAACCAGGTGCTATCAAAATCGTTAATTGTTGATGTGTCTATAGCAGGGAATGATGTAAGGCTTGAACATCCACTCCACACACCCTTCAGGCCCGTTGTTGCCGAAACATCAATTGCTGGGAATGACGTAAGGCCTGTACAACCTTTCCACGTGCCATCAAAACTACTAACAGCTGAAGTATCAATTGCTGGGAATGATGTAAGACTTGAACAATTAATCCAAGAATTTAATGCTTGTGTCACATTAGACGCATTGTCTATAGCAAACGATGATAGGTTTCCCAGGCCGAAACACACATTAGTCAGGCTTGTAAGTGTACTACTTTTTTGAATATCAATATCTGTAAATGTATCGGTAACAAATCGTACATGAGATGCGGCAGGACTGATAACAGTTATATCGCCTGTAGCAACGGCTGCGGCAGGGCCGGCAGAGTAGCTAATAAAGTTTCCATCGCCCCAATCAACTTCAAAATCGTCACCGGTAACTTCTATACTATTTGAAGCTACAAAATCAACTGGTGTTGCGACTGCTAAAAGGCCGCCAATGCCACCACTACTTGCTATTACTCCATGTATGGATGTTAACATTATGCCAAGTCACCTGCAATCAACCAAGTATCAGTTGCTTTCTTAATTAAAGTTAATGTGCTGTACTGTGATGCAAGAGATAATAGACCGCCAGCACTGTTTAAGATTGTTGCACCCTCTGGTACCAGTGTCACTTGTCCTGCTCCGCCTTGCTCTACTAGAATTTGTGTTCCAATTGGGAAGGCTACCGAAGCGTTAAGTGGAACTGTTAAGTTAATTGGGCTGGCAT